GTTGAGAATCTCTGTGTTGTAGTAAACCAGCATATAAACTTAAGGATTAAGTATCTATACTCTTTAACTTGTTTCTATGTGTTTATAGCTAGTCTTCCTTTCTCAAGGGAACAACACATTAGTGAGGATGAGAAGTCCTCTATGTTCCGTACAGGTATTACATGCATTACTGCAATCAGCTTAGTACATTCTTTATCCTTTCTCAAGGGAGAACACATTCTTTTTATCAATTCCAATATGTCAAAGAACCTTTTTGATTTATAAGTAATAATACTTATTTTATCTGATTTTTAAAATAAATTCTTTATTTTTTTTAATTTTTCTCTAATTTCTTTTAGTGTTGTAGTGTTGAAGAACTCTCCATTTTTATAGATTGTTTGGAGTGAACTAACCGATTCACCTTCCCATGTACAACGGTCAACCAAAACATACTCACCATCGTGGTTGTGAACACTCAATAAACCTGTTGCCGACTTCTTAGTCCCATCATCTGTGATTGGATCCTTGAAGATTTCTCTACCGACACCCTCAACTTCAACATAAGTTGCTTTCATTGCAAATCCAAATGTATCTCTTGTGTTGTATTGGTATGTGAATGAACCAATACCTAACACTACATTTGTTGATGCAAATCCTTTTGCTTCTAATCTTGTACAGATTTCATCGGCTCTGTCAATTGTAATTGAATCTCCGTAGATTGCTCCGATGTGTGGGTCAAGTACTTTGTAACCTTGCTCGTTGATAGTTCCACCGAATACATCCCAAAGCAATTCGATAACTCCTTTTTGGTAAGGGTATAATCCATCAAAACCATCTTTTTTATTATCAATAATGGCATCTTCGATGTTACCTTCTAAAGAATTGGTATTTTCTTTAATAGTACCACAAAGAATATCAACTGGATCACCTGAGTCAGGGCGAATAACTAACTTACCATCACGAGCTAGAATCTCTTCTTTCAAAGTAATGATATGCTCAGTACATACTTTCCATAAGTCCCAAGTGTCAGATACTACTGATAAGATTCCTGTTGGATAAGTATTTAACAATCTTCGAAATGTGGCTACTTCATCTTCTTTACCACCAGCACACATTACTGAGTGCTCAGTTGCAGGAACAGATGCTGCAACAAATCCTTCTGCTCCATAATATTTACGTGCCCCATAAATTGTAGGTAGAGAATCGGTCCCTAAGAATGATGTTAAGTGACCTAATCCTGAACTAATAACTGCCTCAACTGAATCCATACCTCGCATTGAGAAATCGTGACCTTGCCAATCAATAAATTGATGATTTGTTTTGTCAGTTTTCTCCATCCATTCAGTTAGTACCTTACGATACTGATGAGCGATAGTGGCAGAGGTCATTGGTTTCCACAATAGGTTTGAAAGGATTGTTTCCAAGTAATTGGTAACCCAAAAGAAATCAGGATGTGTATTATATATTGTCATTACCGGAACTTTGATTGGCGCTTTAGTTCCTTCAGGTAATGATTTAACCATGATTGGTAAATAACCTAAATCGTGTAATTTTTCAAAGTGTGAAACGTCATAGTCTATACCCAAATACATTGATAATTCCCGTTTCATTTCTCCACAAACCTCATCTTTTGGCAGGTCAAAGAAATCTTTTTGGAATGTCTCATGTATTTGCATCATTACCATTTGTGTTCCAAATACCACAACTTCGTTACAACCTTTCGGTGCGTATTTGTTTGATCGTGGTGTAAAGTTAGAATAGACTAACGTTGTCCCTCCTGGGTACTGTTTGTTGTGTGATGTTTTATAACCATCAGTTAATAATAGTGGATTCATATTTTATTTTTTTATTTACTATAAGAAATTTTTTCATAGAAACTGATCAATGCAGCAAAGGCTGGATCGATGTGTTCATACACTGGAATATTATATCTATCGCATACAATATCAACATTTCCCTTTCTCCAAAAACCTTTTGGACAACATACTATCATCTTACCAGAATCGGCAAATTTTCCTAATTCAAGTAGAGATATAGGAGACTTGGTATCTGGTGCAAAATACATGAAGATGATATCACTTTTTTCTAGAGCATTAAGCTCCCAATTTACTTGTTGATAGAATTGAGGATTTTCAATGCTTTGCTCCCATGATGTATCCCATTCAGGTCTACGTGGATTGAATATGTTAACATCGTATCCTCCTAATTCAATGTATTGAGTAATTCGAGTTTGCCAGTCTTCAGCAACGCCCATTTCAATGCTTCCGGCTAAGAATATGTTTATTTTAGTATGATCGCGACTAATTATAGGATGTGGCGGTTTAATTATAGTCATTCGTCTTTTGGTTTTAGAATATATTTAATTGTTTAAAATTAATTGGTTTAAGAGTTGATGATGTACCCACATTTGAAATGTCTTTAATTGAGTTGGTGGTATAAATTCCGTCAAAGTATTCCCCTAACTCATTAAATCCTGCACTGAATATCCCGTGTGTAACAATAAGATAAATTTCAGCAGCAGGTCTTCTTTCTTTAATGACTTTCGCTAGTTCAATAAATGTTCTTCCTCCGTCACAAATATCATCAACAATAACATACTTAAGTTCGTGGTCAATATCGGATATATGAAGATTAGGAATTTCAGTTCTAATGATTTTTCCAGTTTCAAATTCTCGTACTTTTGTTGCGGTAACAATATTTTTAATACTAAACATTTGAGCAACATCAAATATCTTTTTAAATGCTCCAGCATCTGGAGATACCAAACAAATCCTATTTTGTGCTCCGTTTTTATTATCAATATTAGTTAAACCGAAATTTACTAAACTATGGTTGTTTAACTTAACAAAATTATTAATACACGCTTCAAGTACATCTGAATGTGGATCCATAACTATAACCTCATCAAAGTTTTGTGAATTAAGGATTGGTGCAATTACCGTTTTAATGTAATTGATTCCACCTTCTTGAAACTTTCTATCACTTCTACCACCAATACAATACGGAATAAATAATTTAACACTCTTAACTCCAATTTCTTTTAGTGCCTGATTAGCACAAATTATAAGTTCCAAATCTTGAAAGGTATTCAATCTTGATTTAATTGTGATCGATTCATTTTGCGCTCTTAAACTAATATAAGTCGTGTAGTTATGCCCTTCAAGAATCCTGATGGACTGTTGCCCATCAGGAAATCTACTAATTTCATACTTACAAGACAATACGTCATCAGGGTTAACCAAATTTAATGTCTCTGCCATTTTTTATTATTTAATGTTTAAGAAGGTACCTGAGCCTCCAGCTACTGTGGTAGGTAATACACCGTTCCAGCTTTGAGCTTTTAAGTATTCAACATAGAGAGGAGTGATCTCTTTTTGTTTTAATTTCATCGCAAGAGCTAGGGCCTGAGCATCAATGATTACTTTTGCTGAGTCTCCCCTTGCGATTGCTATTTTCTCTTGAGCCTCTGCTTCCGCAACCAATTTACGTTGAGTGGCCGCTTGTGCTTCTTGTACCGCTTTGGTTTTACCTTCAATCGCTTTTTGTAGTGCGGTCGGTGGAACAATATTAGTTCTTAATTGACTGACAGTGAACCATTTAGATAGGCGTTTATTACATTCAGCTACGATTGCTGCCTCAAATTCCTCTCGTTTATTAAAGATTGCATCAACTTCCCATTTATTTGCAACATCGTTAACTGATGACACAATTGCATTCATTAACCAGCCTTGTTCGACCTGTTTGATGTCCAATCTTAGATTCTCAAACATATCACCAATTGCATTGGGCTTTAGAGAATAGTTAAAACTGGGTTTGATTGTTGCTGCAAATCCACCTTTGGTTATTACTTGTTGATCTTTGTATTCGATGTGTTGTTGATAGGTAGGAAACTCTAACATCTGTTCAGTCCAGGTATTATACATCACCCATCCGGTCTTGTATTCGTAGTTAGATACTCCTCGATCATTACCTGTTAAGTTGACCTTGATACCGACGTGACCTGCATCTACTCTTTCAAGAGAAAAGGGTTGAAAAATTGAGATCATGAGGCCGGCTAAGAAAATTGTGATCGGCTTAAAGAGCCATTTCATACTAAAGTCCCCGTGTTCGTCTTCCATTCGACTTCTGGTTGTAAATGCCACGAATCCTGCAATTACTAGTCCTACGATAAAAATTAATGTACTAATCATTTTGTTTGTTTTTAAATAAAATACTCATTGTTTCGCTTGATACATATATAAGGACCCCAATCAACCCAACGAAACTTAAAAGTTGAAGAAACCCGTTAACTTCTCTACTGACGATATACTCGCCGAATATAGATGCAATCGCTATAAAGCCTAACCACATCAAGAATAATTTAAACCACTTCATCGAATTCATAATGATTAGGGTCGAATTTTATTCCTGATTTTCGGTAATGATTGAAGAGAAACAGAGCAACAGTTTCCTCTCTACCGCATTCCAGAATCTTGTTGCACTGCTGAATGGTCTCCTCGTCTAAGGAAGGATTAGATTCAGATTCAACTGCTGCCCATTCAAACTCTAGAACTTCATTTCCATCTTCATCGATATTTCCAGAATAGGTGATATCAATGACTACTGGAACTTCTTGGTCTTCCTCCAAGGTGAAAAGATCTTCAAACTGATAGATTACTCCGTCATTCGATTCATTTTTAATATTCATATAATTTAATTTTGATTAATTATACTACACTAATTCAAAATTTTAAAATAAGATTTATTTTTATTTAGAGAGCGGACTCGGGTGGATTCGAACCACCGACGCTCGGCTCTTCAAACCGACGCTCTACCAGCTGAGCTACAAGTCCTTTTGCACGCCTACTAAGATTCGAACTCAGACTTTCGGTTTTGGAGACCGACGTGCTACCGTTAACACTATAGACGTAGATGATAAACCCGTTTTTGTCACAATAAACTGATCATGTTTATTGTGACATTTTTAGGTTTATTGTACATCGGGAGGGACTCGAACCCTCACATCTTTCAATACTGGTTCCTAAGACCAGCGTGTCTACCATTCCACCACCAATGCATAGTGTGAACGATGGGGATCGAACCCATGACATCCTCTTCCACAGAGAGGCACTCTACCGGCTGAGTTACGTTCACCATAAAAACCCCACTCCGTAAGTGGGGAGGGTCAATCTACAACGTTGACTTGCGCTTCATCAACTTCTCCGCGAATTTGTTGTAAACTTGTACGGCCTGACCACGCCATTCCGATCGTCCTTTGGGCGATGGATATCCTATTCGAATCATTGGTCTAGATGATTCTAAGCTTCCTTTAATTACTACTTTCATTTATTTTTATTTTTTTGTGCCGCAGGTAGGATTCGAACCTACTCAGCCATAAGACAACAGATTTACAGTCTGCCCCGACTCTCCAACTTCGGCGCTGCGGCATTTATACTAAGTCGCGGGGAATCCATCTTCCGCTTATTACTAGAATCTTGTAGCTTACTTACCTAGGTTCATACCGTTACTACTAGGAAGCCCAACTTAGCATTTTATTTGTGGATCATTTAATCATTAATTACGGATCACTAATTGATTCAGGTGATCCGTAAAGTGAGATTTGATGATCTCTATTTTAGAGTAGCATAGGCCGGACTCGAACCGACATGATGCCCTGCTCCCAAAGCAGGTGGCTTACCAATTAGCCCACTACGCTATATTTTAGAGTTGTCCCACAAGGGCTCGAACCTCGAGTCTTCTGGACCAAAACCAGACGTGTTGCCAATTACACTATAGGACAATTAAAGATAATATGTCAAAGAACTAGAGAGAAATAAAAAACCCGAATCTTTTGGACTCGGGTTTCTTTATTTATAGTTTAATCGTTTTTAAGCTATTCTGTAACACGAGTCTTTTTACCGGTCGGAACCTGATCATAACCAAACGCCTTCGGCTCTGACGACAATCCCCAATAGAGAGAACTGTTGAACTGATGCAGTTGATTAGATATGTTAACTTGTGTGTTCATTTGTTTTATTTATACTATAATATACTAAATAAGTTGAAAAAGTTTCAAAAATTTTTAAATTATTTTTGGAATGATTGCCTGCATTAGATTATAATTGACCTTCTCCTGCAACTTCTCCACCGTCTTTAACTTCACTTCCTCCGCCTGCGGCCTCGGCTCCGGCTGGTGCGGCTGGTGCCCCTCCTCCTCCAGCTGGTGGTGCTCCTCCTGCGGCTCCTGCTGCGGCTGCTGTTGCATCTGCTACTTCTTTTTCTTCTATTTCAACCCATTTAGAGTTAGATTCAATCTCATCCTCAGTAAGTTTTAAGTCTCTTCTAATTAGATATTCAGTAGAGAAGTAAGGCTTACCGTCGTCCTTGAGAACTCCTTTCTTAGCCGTAAATGCCGCTATTCGTTTAGCTTCAAGATCATTATTTTTCATTTCTTCAAATACGTTGTCGTTGTGGTATGTAATACCTACTGCATTGTTGAATTTAAAATCCTCAGAAAGTTCTGGAAAGTCCAGACACATTTGAAGATAGAGAGGCTTAACAACCAGCTCAGAAAAGGCTGATCTTAGTCTTCTGATAAACTTCTGATATCTTACTTCTTCCCTAGTGATACCTTCAGCATTTAAAGTAAAGGCACCCATTCCAGATTGACCTTCCCATCTTGAATAGGGAATCTTGGAATCCATTTTCAATTTTTTAGTAAAATAAGCTAAGAGCTCAGAATTAGATAGATTAGGACCAGGATATTGAAGAGGTTCAATTGTGACTGATTGATTTTGATCGTTTACTGGTGTAACATAGTTCTTATAGAATAAGATATTAGGTTTACCATCAACTGTCAGTTCACCGGTGTCGCCGTTAAAGAATACGTCCTCCTTTAAAAGATTTAGAAATTCTCTAACGTCTTCTTGGGCCTTTTGGAAACTCTTTGATCCTGTTGGAACTTTGGTTTGCATTCGGATTGGAGCATTCATAACGTGCCAGATAACTTTACTCTGTTCGATGATTCTAAGCAGGTTAAAGGATCTGATCATACGTTCAACAAAGCTGACTCTTTTAGTTTTAAAGTGGTTTGAGAACGAGATGTAGATGATCTGTGAATCAGCTAGGGCTCGGGTTGTACCTGTTTGAGGATCATACTGCATCCACTGTAGAATCATTTTTCCTTTTCCATCCTTAGTTAACTGAGGAGCTAAACTTGCTGGATCCAATTCCTTAAATCCAATGATCTTACTAGGTTTATTAAGATCGTCGTATATGATTTCAAAGCTAAGATGCCCCTCTATTAGAAACTGGAAGGCGTATTGCCAAGCAGAGATTCCTTCTCCAAATCCCCATGCAGTATAGATTTCTTCAAAATTGGATCTGTATTTTTTAACTATATTCTCTTGATAATTGAGACGTTCCTGTTTATTGGTACCTTTATAGAGAATTTTTCCAGTTAAATCAGTTGCATGACAGAATCTATTCTCTTCGTTATATACGATCATATCATCTGCGATAGTATCTAGAACAAATTCAATTTCCCCATTAGAGGCGATATCGCGTAATCTTTCCCTCTTCACTGAATAGTCCAACTGAAAGAAGGCGATCGCTTTGTTTCTGATCTGTGATGTTGTATCAGCCAGGGCCATTGAGAATTTCAACAGGTCATTGGATATGCTGCTGGAATTGTTTCGAGCAGATAGCTGGCCTTCAATAAAACCTATTGCTCTTGAATTTTTTAGTAATAAGTCTTCATATCGTGTTCCAAATTTACTAAGATTTGAAAATACTTGACTAGAAGATTGACCGAATTGATTGTCGCCGAAACCTGCCATTTATATTGATTGATTATTTTGAAATTGATCAAACACGTCGGACAATCCGACGGTTCCTGGAGAAAAGATTAATGACCTGGTCTCTATCGTAGACAGAGGCAGTTCTCCAATTTTATCCCAGTCTAGTAACGTAGCCCGAGATATAAGTTCATTTTTACAGAAGAAGATTGAGGACTTTAGATTTATGCCAGTAAGTCTTTCTAGCAGCCCTGGAGTTACCGAATACATTGAGAGATTCATTTTAAGACGCTCTCGATATTCTGGCAATTCCACTTTCTCTTCTCCAATCGCTCCTATTTTCTGTAGATCCCCTTCGATCAGATTCAAATGATACATGATCAGTTTAGATCGGTATTGAGGAGGAATAACATTTAGATTTAGGAGCATAGTAACGTTTTGCCATTTAGAATGCGATAGAACCAATCCAGTTGGATTAAGATCAAAAAATTTAAGATCACTCTCTTCAAACAGAACGTCTTCATTGAAGTTGGGGATCGATATTCCTAACTTTACATAGTGGCCTGGAAAAATCAAATTCTTTGGAACCGGAGTGCCAGACTGTTCAAAAATCTGGGAGTAACCTCGTTCCCGGTTGTTAGTGGATATGTTTTCCAATAGGATCATACTATCTTTTACATTTTATTGAACAGAAAGTTCTCAGTTATTATTCCAAATTTCATATTATGTGCCTTTGCATAGGCTTTAGCTGCTGCAAATTTTTCAGTATTGGTCACATAGGCCTTTGCGTGCCTAACATAGTTATAGGTCTGTTTCTCAGTTAAGACCTTAGGGGCTTTAGGAGGTAAGATGTACTTGTTAGGTTTGATCTCTATCAACCATTCGTTAGTATTTCCTTTTTGATCTACGGTCTTCATATAACAATCAATCCAGTAAGTAGATTCTTTTTTGTTAATAGAATTCCAATATTTTATACCAAGAGGCTCGGATGCGTATTCTATTACTGAAGGATTTTCATCACAGTACTTTAAAAATTTAAATTCCCAACCCGATCTATAGATTATTTGAGAAGCGTCTCCTCGATATTTAGCGGGATTCTTAGGAACAAAGTATCCTTGCCGAACCCGTCCGTTTCTTGGCTTTAGAAAATCCTTTATATTTTTGTTATCCTTTGACATCCGTTTATTTTAATACAAAGGCCCCCTTATGGAGGCCTCCTTTTTTAATTTTATTTTATAGATAGGTTTCAATGAACCGATCAGCATCCTCCTGGCTTAATTTTCCTTTTTGAACGCATTTAACAACGGCGGCGGCTAAAGCAAGAGAAGAAGGAGAATCTTGATCTTCGAATTCCATGTCGGTTTCTTTTCTAGAATGAGACGACTGAAGCTCTTCAAAGGCTTCACGACAGCATTCTTCTACCTCTTCTTCAGATCCTACTAGCTCAACTAAGGCATCTAAGGCTCCCATGCTTAATCCCATACTCTCTTCGGTATAAGGATTCTCAGAAGCACCCATATAATATTTGTTACTTGAAGGATCTTGATCAAAATCCATCATAGAAGTTATAAGTCTTTTATGATCCATTTTTTATTTGTTTTTTATTATTTATTAGTTTTAAACCATTAACAAATCATAAGGGGAATTGGAAAAGTTATCTTTTATCTTAGAATTAAAAGAATCATAGTCTAAATCTGGATCTATCTCTTTATAAAAGTTAAATAGGTTGTTTATATCTTTGATCTTATTGATCTCTTTTCTCAGATTAGGATATGATTTCCTTAATTCAGAGATTATCTTGTTCCATAGAAATACACGATATCCTTGATTTAGAAGTTTAATAGATTCAGTCTTGCCCGCATTATCATTATCGAATAGAATCAGACCTGTTTTAGGAGTCACGAGTGTTCCTAATATCGTCTTGCTCTTTGTAACTCCAGTGGTAGCCAGGGCGTTATCCAAGAACATGGCATCAAACTGTCCTTCTAAGACGATGATCGGCTTACTGAAATTGATGTTTAGAATGTTGAAATAATTATTAATTGCGTCTATTTTATCTATAACATCGTCTTCTAGGTTGCCAACTAATCTGGATTTTTTAAATTCAGAATAGTTTCTAATGCTGTATTTAGGACCCGAGTATGAATCATCTATTCTTCGGATTGACAGCCCTAGAACCTTTCCTGATCTTATATCTAAATTGAATATATAAATCTTATCCATTCGACTATCATAATAACAGGTAAGATCAAAGGTTGGAAGCAGATTAAGATTTCGAGAGGAAACATACTTCCAGATAGGAGAATCAGGATCTGCATCTTTACATGGAAGTAGAAAAAATCTGGATATTATTTTATTAAAATCTAGAAGTCCTGATTTAACCTTGGGATTCATTAGGTACTCGATTAAAAATCCTCTCCGAGTCACCCGGCTATCGACCGTCTTAATCTCTTTAGACTTGTTAATTGACGGTATCTCAAGAGAATATTTAAGAGCAAAATTAGAAACAAATCGATCGAGAGGAACCCATTTAAGACAGCCGTCATTAAAACATTTAAAAGTATCAGTTTTAAGATAGATGTTTCCTCTCTTTTTAGAATGGTCTCGATCGGAATCTCCACAGTAGGGACAGGCAAAATTTAATTTTTCGGCGTCTCCATCGTTTATCTCATGCTTAGCTGAAATGCTTGGAAATCTCCTCTTAAGGACTTGAACTATGAAATCTGATAACTTAGTATCTGAACTATTCATTGGCGATAGCTAACTTTTTAGATATTCTGTTTATATAGGGTTTAAGGTTCTTGTTGATCAGGACCACCGTATTTAATCCGTATCGAGTAATCGTTGCTAGATATTGATCAAATATATCTTCAGGTATATCAGAAGTATTGTTTCCAATTAGATCCCAAAACATTTCATCTACCTGTTCATGTTCTAAGGTTTGGCTGTCAATCACCCAAAGCGGAAAAAGCTGTTCGCGAGTGAGGGGGTTTTTACTTTTGGATGTCTTAAATTCAACCGCTCTCTTTAAATCAATGTCCATGTTGTTTAATCCAATCGCGGTTAAAACCCGGTTAACTGGCTCAACAATTAGAATGAAAAATTGTTGTTTTAAATCTATTTCAGGAGCAATCTCTTTAGGATAGTCCCCTGGGTTATATGCAAACACTTCAAGTTCTAAATTATTTGGCGTGCAATAGTAAAATTTAACCTTGCTTCCTTCTCTGATTTTAGGGTATTTACCCTCAAGATCTGATTTTAGAATTAGATGGTTGTGATGCATTACCGCTTTAGGATAGGGAGTGGCTCCTTTTTTAAGAAGGCATTTCTCTTCGCTAGCAACATATTTATCGTATACTCGGACTGAGAAGTTCATCGCAATCTCATCAACTGGAAGGGTCATAAATTCTCGATGGACCTCCTTTATTTTAGGAATAAGATCAGTTTCTAGATTGATTCTTCTACCCTCTTCTAGAAGATATTCGATGAACTTCATCTGATGTTTTCTGGCCCATACTGGATAGGAACTCTTGATTGGTTCAAGACCTTTAATGATCATATATCTTTCATCAATTGGAAAAGGTTCAGATTTTGGATTAGGTTCATATACTATTCGGATAGCATAATTTTTCTTCTTAATCCAGAATCCTTTGTCTGAGAGGTTTTCCAGCTTAAAAGTCTGCCGGTTATCAGTATTAAACATTTTAGAATATTTCTTAAAGCATTGCTCAAAATATCCAGCCAACCTGTGTTCATCTATCTTGATACACATTCTAATTGCTTCCTCATTATCAATCTCGATCCCCTGGATTGATTCAATCGCCGAGTTAAATTGAACATATATGGAATCAGTATCAGTGTATATCGCAGAGTCCTGAGTGATCTTATTAATCCTACATCCTTCGATTCCTAGGATCTTATGAAGTTCAGTATCCAGATGCCACTTCTCTTTGAAATAGAAATTTACAGCTTTAATTGAGAACTTGATCAGATCCTGACCCTGTAAGGTGATAGATTGAGCAATGTCAGGATCATAAAAATAGAACCATTTGTTTCCAAAGGCTCCGTATATCGAATTGATTAAGATCTTGATAGCTCCTTGCTTCAGACTTAATTTTTTTATTTCCTTTTCTAAATCCTGCATTTGATTAACTTATCTGGATATCTTATATAAATAATTAAAATAAGGTTTTAGACCATGAGTGAGGAAACAGGAGAAATATTCAAATCTAATGAAAACTTATTTGAGATGTTTCCTTTTTTAAGAGCTTTTCCGTTCGATGACTATGTAATCACATTAGAAAAGGGAAACAGTTTATTAGATGAGCTAGATGTAGATCCGATAATAATATCAGCTGGAGGATACGTTAAGCCTGAGTTTGTTAATTTCTATTATGATGGTGAAGTTAACCGGATAACCCTTTCATTTTATACCTATGATTTAAGTTACATGTTAGATCAGGCTAAAAAGATAAAAAAGTTTGATGATATTAGAAAAACAGTAGATTTTGCCTTGAAATCTGATTCACTACTCACTAAAATAGATTCGATTAAAAGAGGAGACACATTTTTAAAGAAAATAGGATCCAGTCTTAAATCAGTCGGAGCGTTTGGAAAGATATTGGATGAGATGCTAATTCTCGCTGAACTTGAGATTGAAAAGCCTCTATTAAAGGAGATAAAGGGAATGAAGCTGACAATAGATGAGCACCTTTTCAGTGAGGAGGAATTTAAAATCATAAA